GAATTGCCTGCACTGGTTGACTCAATCAAGAACCAAGTGGGCATTGACCAAGCCACACAATTCAACACTGACGCCACTGCTGCTCTAACTGGTCTGATGCAAAACTTACAAGGTGCCAAACAGCAATTGGATGCTGCCCTAGGAGTGGTCACCGGTCAACAACCTGCTGCTGTACCTGGCATGGATGCTGGTGCTGACATGGCTGCTGCCGGAGCTGACATGGCTGCTGCCGGTGCTGACGCAGAAGCTGCTGGTCTTGATGATCTGGATGCTGCTGCTGCTGAAGCAGATGCTGACATCTCTGCCCCGCCTGAAGAAGATCAACCAGCATCAACTGCTGCCCTGGGTCGTGGCCGTAGATAATGCGCATAGATGAAGTTGATCAAACTGGTACACAACTAAATTCTGCTAAACTAGTAGGTTTGGTCAACTTTCTTGCCGGCCGTTCTAACGATACCAACGCTCAAAAACAAATAAGCCAGGATGCATTCATCAGCGCAGCACGTAGCCTTGGAATTGTGCTGACTCCTGAAAATTTAGGTGATGTGATTTCAAAACCACCACTGAACGGTGTGTTAGAACCGTTGGACCCTAACTCAAATATGATCACTTTCAAAGGCGCAGAAATAGCCCCGTCCAAAATGACAGTGCCTCAGGCACAACAGGTAGTCAATAAAATGGCTAAATCGGCTATGAAAAAAGACCGATAAACTTGCTTTAGTTTTGTTTTGAGTTTACAATAACATGGTTGCCAATAAATCTAACATCAAACATTGGAAAGCCTATATCAAGGTCCTACGAGCAGACAAATATGCATGGCAATATGAAGCCACAGTGGCCGCCAGTTCAGAGTACGAAGCAATAGATCTGTTTCGTAAAAAGTACGGTCAGAATTGCATTATAGGATGGATAAAGGAAACCAAACTCTATGGCTTACAGTCAGTCAGTTATTGATCATTACGAGAATCCTCGAAACGTTGGTAGCTTTGCCAAAGATGATCCCGAAGTAGGTACCGGTATGGTGGGTGCACCGGCCTGTGGCGATGTAATGAAACTACAAATCAAAGTCAATCCAGACACCGGAGTGATCGAAGATGCCCGATTCAAAACTTATGGCTGTGGATCTGCGATTGCAAGTTCCTCTCTTGTTACCGAGTGGGTTAAAGGCAAGACGCTGGACCAAGCCGCAACTATACAAAATTCAGCAATTGCTCAAGAACTCTCGTTGCCCCCAGTCAAAATCCATTGTTCAATCCTTGCTGAAGACGCCATCAAAGCCGCGGTAGAGGACTATCGTCGACGCCATGATAACGCTAACTGAAGCAGCAGAACGCAAAATCAAAAAGTTAATCAAAGACAAAGGCTACGCAGGCATCAGAGTGGGAGTCAAAACCACAGGGTGTTCGGGACTAGCCTATGTGTTAGAATATGTCAAGCATTATGCCTTTGAAGTTGGTGTGACTAATTTTGCTCAACAAGACTTTGTGTTGTTAGTGGATGACAAGGCCAAACCTTACCTGACAGGCTTGACCATTGATTACGTGCGCCAGGGACTGAATGAAGGATTTGAATTTCTCAATCCCAACGAACGCGACCGCTGTGGTTGCGGTGAAAGTTTTCGTGTATAATCCAAAATTCAATTACCAACCCATACCCCGTGTCACAGTGGATGGTCGGCGTTTTTATGCCACACCCGATGGACAGCGACTGCCGTCGGTAACAACCATACTGGACAAAACCAAGAGCGCAGAAAAAATAGAAATACTCAACAACTGGCGCCGACGAGTGGGCGCAGAAAACGCTCAAAAAATCACTACCGAAGCTGCCAACCGTGGCACACGCATGCACACCTATTTAGAGCGTTATATCAAAGAAGGTGCCATACCGCCTCGTGGATCAAACCCATTTTCGTGGCCCAGTCACATCATGGCCGAAGAAGTGGTCAACAAAGGCCTAGTCAATGTAAGTGAATTTTGGGGCATAGAAGTCCCTCTGTATTTTCCCGGCGTTTATGCTGGCACCACTGATGGCGCAGGCATACACCTTAATGCGGAAAGCATCTTGGACTACAAGCAAACCAATCGTCCCAAAAAACGCGAATGGATTGAAGACTATTTCATGCAACTGTGCGCCTATGCCGAAGCTCACAACGAGCTGCATGGCACAAAGATCAAAAAAGGCGTAGTTTTGATGTGTGTCAAACCCGATCTCGATGCCAATCACAACATAGTGGGTCGACCGCAGTATCAAGAATTTGTGCTGGAAGGCTCAGAATTTGAACACTATCGCACTCAGTGGTGGAAAAAGGTTGAGCAGTATTATTTGCTAAATATGTGATACGTCAAGGACTATCACAGTGGCAATTGTACAAATATCACGAATCACGCAACGCAAGGGACTGCTGGTTGACTTGCCTCAACCTTTGGCCGGTGCAGAATTAGGCTGGGCAGTTGATCAGCGCCGATTGTTTATTGGCAACGGTGAACTGGCCGAAGGTGCCCCTGTGGTGGGCAACACAGAAATTCTCACAGAATTTTCTGACATTTTGGGTTTTACCACTGCCTATACCTATGAAGGAGCAGCAGCTGGATACATCGTTCAAACAGGCCCCACAGCCACTCCCATAACACAAAGTTTGCAACAACGTTTGGACAGTTATGCAGTGGTCACTGATTTTGGTGCATTGGGCGATGGAGTCACAGACGACACCGCTGCCATCAACCGTGCGCTGTTTGAACTTTATTGCCGTCAAGTCAATACTCAGATTCGTAGGAGCTTGTTTTTTCCAGCAGGAACCTACAGGATTACTGATACCATTCTAGTTCCTCCCTACTGCACTATCTATGGCGAAGGTCCAGAAAGTTCTATCATAAGCCTACAGGTGCAGGCCTGGAGTTCAACAGTGGGTTACCAATCTGGTGTCTTGGTAGAAAACAGTGGCAGTTATTATCGCTCTTTGTTGGAAGTACCAGCTGGTACGGCACTGAGCAATGCCACTTTTTGGGCCAGCGGCCAGGCTCTACCCAGCTATATTGCAAGAACAGTAGACAGTCAACAACAAGAAGGTGTAAACATTGGCACCAATGGTGCCACGCCTCCCACTGCTATCACTGTGACTGACATGAAATTTGATACTGATCAAATCATAGATGGTGTGCTGGTTGAAAAATGTACTAATAGTACCTTTTCCAATGTTGACATTGGTGGTCCGCTGACTACTACAGAGTTGATATCCAACGCAGACAATATTGCTGCTGTGCGTTGGTCAAGTTCTACCAGTTTGGTCTGTACCAATGTGAGATTCAAAAACTGTGGCTTCAGCGGTATGACCTATGGCTCAGCCACTGCACAACAGACCAAAGGTTGTGTGTTGAGCGAGTGTAATTTTGATACGTTGTACCAAGGTGCTTACATAGGAGGACCAGTGTTGACCAATGGTGGTCCCACAGGCACCAGAGTGGTTCACAGTGTGTTTGACAATATCTACGCTGAAGGTATTGTAATAGAAGGTGCGCAGCTCAATGCCAGCGGCTACAATGTGTTTTATGATGTAGGCAATCACTTCAACGGCGTGAGTTTACCTGCTACCAGTATTATTGACATTGACACTGCACAGAATGTTTCCATAGGCGACATGTTTCAGCGAACTGCTGCGAATTCTACCACCTATCCCAGAATCAATCTCAATTTCACTGCCAGTATTGGCTACGACAGCGCTGACAAAATTCAACAAGGAACTTATACCAGATTTACTGGGGTACGTACCACATTGGTCAACAACACTGCCACCACAGCAGTGTTTACCGTTGACGCCGCAGATACCAGAGCGTTCAAGGTCGATTATACGATAACTCGAAGTACGTCAACTCGTGCAGGTACAGTATCAGTGGTAGCCAGCACCGATGGAACTGGCGGCAATTTGACCTACATTGATGATTTTATAGAAAATACAGATCCTGGCGTGACTTTGAGTGTGTCAGAGACCGGCAGTGTGGTAAGTTTTGAGTACGCCACTACCAACACCGGTGTTGATGCGGAATTCTATTATTCAATAACACGCTTTGCCTGATGTGGCCTCGCACTTTTGATGCCCGATTGGCAAGTTGGTATAAACTTCGTGCTGACTGCCAAAATCAACCTTTGCACCAGGCGTTGACTGCTATAAACTTTTGGTGGTTTGACAGTCCTTGGTGCCCATATCATTTGCACTGGGATGATCTCACACAATGGCCCGATCCTTGGCAGCTTTTGGAAGACAATGTGTTTTGTGATATTGCACGCGGTCTTGGAATGCTGTATACTATAGTGTTGATTGATCGACCTGATTTGCAAAATACCAGATTTGTTGCTGCCACAGCCCATAATTTAGTTTTGCCGCCAGGCGAGAAATATATACTGAATTGGGATCGCAGCGGTGTCGTAAATATCAACCTAACACTAGACAATCCACGTCACAGTGTTGATCAGCAACAACTAAAACAGAAAATTCAATGAAAAACATAACGGTAGTCAAAAGAAATGGCCAGCGAGAGCCATTGGCATTGGAAAAGTGGCAGGCGCAGATTGCCAAAGTGTGTGCAGGCATAGCCGATGTGAGTCAAAGCATGATAGAAATACGCACCCAGCTGCATTTCTATGATGGCATTACTACCAAAGAAATAGATGGAATTACCCTGAGAGCCATTGTGGATCTCATTGATGTTGAATCAAATCCTGATGTAGGACACACCAACTATCAATATGTGGCTGGTAAACAAAGATTGTCAATGCTGCGCAAAGATGTTTACGGCCAATATGAACCGCCGCGTTTGTACGACATCATCAAACGCAATGTTGAAGTGGGGTTATACACTGCAGAGCTTTTGACCTGGTATACAGAAGCCGATTGGGATCGCATGCAATCCATAATTGATCATTCCAAAGATGAAACCTACACTTATGCTGCCATCGAGCAGTTGATTGAAAAGTATCTTGTGAAAAATCGTGCCACAGGACAAATCTACGAGACTCCGCAAGTTCGTTACATGGTGGCGGCAGCTACGGTCTTCCACCGAGAAGAGCCCAACACGGCTAGAATGCGTTATATAAAGGAATATTACAATGCTGCTTCTGATGGTTTGTTCACTCTTGCTACTCCTGTGCTTGCTGGCCTTGGCACCCCAACAAAGCAGTTTTCCAGCTGTGTGCTTATTCGCAGTGACGATGATCTTGATAGCATTTTCGCATCTGGCGAAATGATGGCCAAGTATGCCAGCAAGCGAGCTGGCATCGGGCTTGAAATAGGCAGATTACGACCTTTGGGCAGCCCAATTCGTGGTGGTGAAATCATGCACACGGGTATGATCCCATTCCTGAAGAAATGGTTTGGTGATCTACGTTCATGTTCACAAGGAGGCATTCGTAATGCTAGTGCTACTGTATTCTATCCTATTTGGCATCATCAGTTTGATGATCTTATTGTCCTTAAGAACAACCAAGGCACCGAAGAAACCCGAGTCCGTCATATGGATTATGGGGTTGTGCTTAGTGCTTTCTTCTGGAGACGATTCAAGAACCGAGAAAACATAACTTTTTTTGATCCCAATGAAGTTCCTGACTTATATGAAGCCTTCTACCGAGACACTGCTTTATTTGAAGATCTTTATGTGCGTTATGAAGCACGATCTGGTCTCCGGAAGAAGACTATGTCTGCAGAAGAAGTGTTCAAATCTGGCATCCTTAAGGAGCGAACAGACACTGGTCGTATCTATCTAGTGTTCATTGACAATGTGATGAATCAAGGTCCTTTTGATCCTGAGTATCACACCATTTACCAATCAAATCTCTGCTGTGAAATCTTACTACCCACAAAACCCTTCAAACGCCTGGACGATGCGGAAGGACGGATCGCGCTCTGTACGCTTGGCTCGATCAACTGGGGTGCGTTCAGGAATCCTGAAGACATGCGGCGTGCTTGTCGCATTCTTCAGCGTTCGTTGTGTAATATCTTGGACTACCAAGACTTCTTATCGATCCAATCGCAGTTATCAAATGACGAAATTCAGCCGCTCGGCATCGGCGTTACTAACCTTGCTTACTGGCATGCCAAGCGCGGACTCCAATACGGTAATGCGGATGCTTTGGCCGAGGTTAAAAGTTGGATGGAGCACCAAGCATACTACCTTACGGAAGCTACCGTGGAATTGGCTCGTGAACGTGGTGCTTGCAAAGATTCGGCGCGAACCTGGTATGGTCAGGGTATCTTCCCATGGGAGCGACGAGCCACCGGGGTCAACGAACTCACGGACTTTCAGCCTGAGCTAGACTGGGAACCCCTGCGTGAACAAATGAAACAGCACGGTGTGCGCAATGCTACCTTGATGGCCATTGCACCAGTGGAGTCAAGCTCAGTGGTGATCAACTCAACCAATGGTATTGAAATGCCCATGAGCCTGATCACTGTGAAAGAAAGCAAGGCAGGATCACTCACACAGGTTGTGCCTGAGTATCACAGACTGAAAAATCGTTATCAGCTGATGTGGGAACAGACTGACTGTATAGGGTATCTAAAAACAGCCGCTGTATTACAGGCCTATGTGGATCAAAGCATCAGTACCAACACTTTTTATAATCCTGCGCACTGGCCTGATCGCAAAGTGCCTACTACCATAATTGCTTCCAATCTAATGTTGAGTCATCGTTGGGGCATCAAAACATTTTACTACAGTCTGATCAACAAACAAGGAGCAAAGTCTCGAGAGCCAGACCCGTCTATGATTCAACCCGAAGTTGAACTACAAGAAGATGACTGTGAAGCTTGCAAACTATAAGGAACACAATGAAGAAACGCAATTACACCTATGCCACTGTAAAAAAACTGCAAGGCAGCTTGCAAGTAGAACATACCTTGGCCCAACAGGGTGCCAAAAAACTCAGAGCACTGTTGGCCACTGAGCCCTATGTCAATACCTTGGGCGCATACAATGGACAACAGGCCGTGCAGCATGCCAAGGCTGGGCTCCGAGCCATCTATCTGTCAGGTTGGCAAGTGGCAGCAGCCAACAACACTGCCAACACCACCTACCCTGATCAAAGCCTGTACCCTGTGGATTCAGTGCCTAGAGTAGTGCGTGGCATCAACAATGCTCTGCGCAGAGCAGATCAGATTGAACATGCTGAAGGCCAAGTCAACACAGATTACTTCCTGCCCATTGTGGCCGATGCTGAAGCTGGGTTTGGCGGTGCACTCAATGCCTACGAACTCATGATGGCCATGATCGAAGCCGGCGCTGCTGGTGTTCACTTCGAAGATCAATTAGCATCAGAAAAAAAGTGCGGTCATCTAGGAGGCAAGGTTCTTGTACCTACAAGTCAAATGATTCGCACACTCAACGCTGCTCGCCTGGCCGCAGATGTGGCTGGGGTAGACACAGTGATCATGGCTCGTACCGATGCCGAAGCAGCCACGCTGATCACATCAGACCATGACCCGCTAGACAAGGACTTTGTGATCAATGAACGAACAGATGAAGGATTCTACAAATTTAGAAACGGTATCGATGCTTGCATTGCACGGGGCCTGGCTTACGCTCCATATGCAGACCTACTATGGTTCGAAACTAGTACCCCAGACATCCGCCAGGCAAAGAAATTTGCAGATGCAATCCACGCCCAGTTCCCGGATCAGCAACTGGCTTACAACTGTTCTCCGTCGTTCAATTGGCGTAAATTTTTGAGCGAAGATGAATGCGAAACATTCCAACGCGAGCTAGGCGAATTAGGTTACCGGTTCCAATTTATTACATTGGCTGGCTTTCATTCCACTAACTTGGCCACTTTTGAATTAGCCGAAGCTTATCGTACTCGCGGTATGGCTGGCTATTCAGAGATGCAACAACGAGAATTCGCTGCCCAGGATCGTGGATTTACAACTGTGAAACATCAGCGTGAAGTGGGTGTGAGTTATTTTGACCTAATCAGTGAAGCTGTGGGTGCAACCAGCACAGTGGCAAACAAAACCAGCACAGAACACGATCAATTTTAAAGGAGACTATTATGTTTGATAAAATGTTATCTGGAGTAGACCGTGCACTGGCATACAAGCTCATGCTGGCACACATCATTATCATTGCACTCAGTAACTACATTGTGCAGTTCAAGTTCAACATTTTTGGCCATCCTTTGGCCGCTGCGGCATTCACCTTTCCACTGGTAGTAGTGCTGACAGATCTGACTGTTCGCCTAGTTGGTAAACAAACTGGCCGGGCCGTGATTAATCTAGCATTTATTCCTGCCATTTTGGTCAGCATGCTGGTAGTCAAACTGGGCGGAGCTCCAGACTCAGTGGCTTTCCGCATTGGACTTGGATCGGGCGTGGCTTACTTTGTGAGCAATCTGTTGGATGTGTATGTGTTTCAATACATCCGTGAAAAATTTGCCACATGGTGGTATGCACCGGCTCTGAGTGCTGTGGTATCAACTTTTATTGACACCTATGTGTTCTTTTTCACAGCGTTCTACAAAGGTGCCAACGAGTTCATGGCTGCCAACTGGTTCACAGTGGCCACCAACAACAGCTGGGCCAAAATCCTGGTCAGCCTGCTGGTGATACTGCCTTTCTATGGGGTGCTGCTAAACAGATTACAAAAACGGTTTGAGCCTGCACAGACTGGATGAACAGCATAGAAAAAATCTGGGCCAGAGCCACTGGCCATCTCATGGGCAATACCGACGATGATCGTCCAGATGTGCCCATTCTCTCTTTGAGTGAAGCCCGAATAGCCTTGTGGCTCAAGACTTTTTGGGTTATAATACATGTGATAACCTGCTGTTTTATTATAGCAAATACCATAAGGCACTGGTAATGGATTTTTTGAGTAGAATTGATTGGCACAATCACGATGGTGTAAATTTTGGCATGATCAATGATTTCATGCGCAATCAGTTCTATGACCGTGTGCTGGCAAGATATGTTGAAGGACAGTATTGCACTGACATTGGCTTTGGCACTGGCTTGTTGAGCATGCTAGCTATACGTCATGGAGCCAAACATATCAGAGCATTTGAGAGTGATCATGATAGATTTTTGTTAGGTTGTGAGATTATTCACCACCTCAAGTTGCAAAATCAAATTGAACTAATCAATGAAAGATACACTCACGATTGTGAGCCAACTCCTATTACATTTACAGAAACTGTAAATGGCAACCTATGGTGGGAAGGTCTATGGAACAGCCTGCCCAAATCCAGCGAGACTCTATTGTTACCAGGAACTTATTTTTTAGAAATATGGGCATTGCCAATACCTTATAGCTTTGCTCAGGGCTTGTGCAGACTTGGCCAAAGTCAGCAGCAATTCTCTCCTGCAGTAGATGTTGATCATGAATTTGTTTCATTGATCAACAAGCTGGCTGGTAAAACTCAATCTCTTGGTGGGATTCTAAGCAATGGTATTGTAAATTTTGAACGCCAACAAGATACTGATTGGGGCTGGGTGCCTTACCTAAGAGCTGCACTGTCGGGCAAAGTAGTAGGCAGATACTGTGCACAACATTGGCAACCCACTGTTGAAGATTTTGTATTGAACATCGATACCAAAGATTGGAGAGACAGTGTGGTTCTCATAGTTCCTCGTATGGGGATGGAACAAGATGCTGACCGTTTATATCTTGATACCGGCCACTGGGGGCCTGCAGAAAATCCTATTTTAGTGGTCAATCCCACAGGACAACTGCAAGTTCAACACAGTGTTCAAAACGGAATTATAACTTATTCAATGGAATAACCAATGAGCAAACAACAATACAACCTTGCGTCTCGCACAGATTATCTCAATCGCACTATGTTTTTGGACCCTGCTGGGCCAGTAACTGTGCAGAGATTTGAAGAAGTCAAATATAAAAAAATTGCAGATTTTGAGACAACCGCCAGGGGATTCTTCTGGGTACCAGAAGAAATTTCTTTGACCAAAGATGCCAATGATTTCAAAGAGGCGTCAGACACTGTCAAACATATCTTTACCAGCAATTTGTTGCGACAAACTGCGTTGGATAGTTTACAAGGACGCGGACCCAGTCAAATTTTTACTCCTGTGGTAGGTTTGCCTGAGCTCGAAGCCTTGGTATACAATTGGACGTTTTTTGAAACCAACATTCACAGCCGTAGTTACAGCCACATCATTCGCAACATCTACAACGTGCCCAAGGAAGTGTTCAACACTATCCACGACACACAAGAAATTGTAGACATGGCCAGTTCAGTGGGCAAATACTATGATGATTTGCACAGACTGAATTCCTGCAAAGAGATCAACCCGGATCTGGTTTCCGAAGCCGAACACATCCAGGCCATTTGGTTAGCATTGAACGCCAGCTATGCACTGGAAGCTTTCCGCTTTATGGTCAGCTTTGCCACCAGCTTGGCCATGGTTGAGAACAAAATATTCATTGGCAATGGCAACATTATCAGCCTGATTCTACAGGATGAAATCTTGCACAAAGAGTGGACAGCTTGGATGATCAATCAAGTAGCCAAAGAGGACCCGCGTTTTGCACAGGCCAAGGCTGCATGCGAAGCTGAGGTATATCAAATGTATCTGGATGTGATTGGCGAAGAAAAAGCCTGGGCTGATTATTTGTTCAAGAAAGGACCAGTGATTGGTTTGAATGCACAAATTTTGAAAGACTTTGTGGACTACACCGCGGCCAATGCATTGAAAGAAATTGGCATCAAATATCACGAGCCAGCACCAAGGTCAACACCCATTCCGTGGTTCAACAAACACGTGGATACCAGCAAGAAACAAACTGCATTGCAGGAGAACGAAAGCACTAACTATGTAATTGGTGTAATGAGTGATATTATTGATTACGAGGAATTGCCCGCTATATGAAATTCAATGAAATTGTAAAAGAAAACATCAACGACGACTGGTTTAGCACTGGTAGTTTTCAAACTTTCAAAAAACCCATTCCAGTGCCTTACACCGTTGCTGGCAGCGATGGCGTTACAAAAACACTGGAAGGCCCGGTGCCACATCGAGCTGGACATTATATTATGGGCCCAGGTCCAAAGGGAGAATTTTGGCCGTTGGATCCCAATAATTTTCGCAGCAAGTATGACGACAACGGAGATGGCACAGCAACTCCCAAGGGCGGTGTGATCAAATTGGCCAAATTGGCTGATCATGATGGCATGATCAAAGCCACCTGGGGAGATCTTGAATATACCAAAGGCAACGATTATATTGTGAGACACGGCCCTGGCGACTATGGTCCAGTCAAAAAAGATATCTTTGCAAAAACTTACGACACATCAAAATTACAAGGACAATAAATGAAAGCAATTGTATGGTCCAAGGACCAATGCCCCTACTGTGATCAGGCCAAAGCCCTGTTGAAATCGCGCAATATTGAATTTGAAGAGCGCAATATACAGCACGGCTGGACCAAAGAACAACTGTTGGAAGCTGTGCCCACAGCTAGAACAGTGCCGCAGATATTTTTAGACGGCAAACTGATTGGTGGTTTTACTGAACTGCGACAACAACTGCAAGGACTAACATGACATTTGAACTCAACAAAGTATATACTTTCAAATTGAATTCTGGCGAAGAAATGGTAGCCAAGGTGGTTGCAGAATCCAATCCATGGTTGGAAATTGAACAACCAGTCAGCGTGGCACCAGCGCCGCAGGGTATGGGTCTTGTGCCCAGCAGTTTTACTGCAGACCCACGTCAAAATATGCGGCTAAATATCAACAACGTGGTTCTTTGGTCTTTGACTGATGACAGTGTGAGAAATCGATACACTGAAGCTACCACAGGTATCAAGGTACCTGATAAAAAAATAGTGATGGGATAAAATGGCAGCAGTGCAACGAATAGGAGACGCCAACACTGCCGGTGGAGTGGTCACAGGTGGTATCGCATCAGTGCGAATCAACGGCAGACCTGTGGCAGTGACTGGTAACAGAGTCTCTCCACATCCCAACTGTGGTGCACGCCGTGCTCCCCCTACTCATTGTCATGCAGTGACCACTGGAGGCTCTTCGACTGTCACAGCTGGTGGTATCAGAATACAACGAACTGGTGATGTAGATAGTTGTGGTCATGCTCGCGCTGGCGGCAGCGCTGACGTCACGGTGGGCTAATGGCACAAGGCATCGTAACTCCCTTACAGCTGACCGCTGCTGCTGCGTTGCTCAACAATCAAGGCATTGCTGCCTTGCCTAGTGCGCTGACTTCTGCTTTGACTGCTATTAATGCAACCACTCTGTTCACTAATTTTTTGAACGCAGTCAACAGTTATGTCACACAAAGTTTTGCCAATGCCAGTACTCTGCAACAGTTATTGACAATTGGTGCTAGTTCTTGCCCAGCTTTGGGTAACAGCATACCGGCAGCATACACAAACTTGCCTTATGTGGTCACTGACAATGAAGGAACCAATCAATCTCCTTACGGATTTACAGGGTTGATTGAACAGACGGGTAATGCATATTTGGGCAATGGAGATGCAGGTCGCTTTTGTCAAGGCTTCATGGCCGTGCAAGGTTATCTCAACACCGTGAATCAGTTTATAAATTCTGCAGTCAATGTGCAGACCTACCTAGGGCCCACGTTTACTGACATGGACGCATTGATAACCAACAATTTGTCTAACATAAATCCAGATTTTGGTAACTTTGCTCAAGACTTATTTCAACAAGGTCAACTTTGGAATCCAGCTGTGCCTGCTGTGTATGGCACACCCGCAGGTTTGCTGCAACAGTTGGCCACTGTGGGCCGCCTCAAAGGCGGATTTTTTGGCGATCTTCAAACAGCATTGACACAACAAGGGTTGGACGATGCTGCCATACAACAATTGCTGCGAGGGCAAGAACAACTGACAGCCACACAGTTCAATGTTCTACAAAGCTTGGCCTATCAAGCCATGCGCTCAGTGACTGGCGACACTCTGGATCAGATTTTAGCAATCTTGGATGTTACTTTGCCAAATATTGTTAGCATGGCCGACCTATTAGATCCAGTCAAAGTGTATCCTGCCAGTTACAGCACTTTGCAAGTGCCTGCTGGTGCTACCTGGCAGCCCATTTACAATCCTGGTACCAGTGTAAATTTGGCCATTGCACCCTTAGTCAATGCTGTGTTGCCAGCCGCATCGGGGTGTGATGAATTGGCCAAAATCATACCGCCAGCACAGGCTGTGGCAAATAAAGCAATTCAAGTAGGGCTGCAACAGATCACTGGTCTACCTCTTACATCTGTGCCTGAACTAGCCCAGACTGTGCAAGGCCTAGCAGCTGAGCCTTGGAATCCAAATATAACATATTTGAACAACGAAGTGGTCAACAATGGCACACCAACACTCACTGTGTATCGTGCGCAACAAAACGTGCCAATTGGTGTTGATATATCAAACACAAACTACTGGTTACCAACCACGTTGGGAGGGTTGAGCACCCTGCAAGGTCTGCCTTTATTACAGGCACAAACTGCTCCAGTAGATGCCAGTGTGACAAATTATTTTGCCACTCAGCAGGCCACTGGTTCAGGAGTAAATGGAACTATTACAACCTGTGATGTGCTAGGTCTGGCCATTGACTACAACAATGCTGCTGCTGATCTCAACACTGCCACTACCAATATCAATAGTCTTCAAACTGCTGGTGCCTTGGCTGCGTTGAACACTGCCTATACCAACATTGTGGCTGCAGCCAATGATGCAGCAGTGCTGTCAGAAATTTCTAATGCAAACACAGCAATTTCAACTATTGTGTCAAATCCAACCTACAGCACACAAGTCACACCGTTGAACAGTGCCTGGGATAACTTAGCTTCTGAAATGAGCCAAGAGAAAACTTATCAAACTAGAGCCAGCATCAACTATTTCAATCTACAAGCAGATGAGCAGGTCAGTGTTTATGGTTTTGTACAACAATTGCCACAGTTTGGTTTACAAACTGAAGAATGCGGAGCCTGTGACTTTCTTGAACAAATTGCAGATACATCTATCAGCGGCGGTCAAGCCATAATTGGCGTCATGCGAGAAAGCCGCAACAACGAAAGATTTGCTGTGAGTCAGCTCAATCAAAATCTTGCACCCAGTAGTCTGCCTGCCACCACGCCAGTGCCTGTTATAAATCCTATATACTAAGACATGTTGCAAAAAAACCACACAAAACCCTTGTAAAATAAGGGTCTTTGATTTGGTTGACCAATATTTCCCAATTTGCTATAATAATGGCATTGTAAGCAACAAAGGAGCCAAAATGCAAATAGCCACAGCCATTGCCCAACTGCAAAAAGAAGCAGAATTTCTGGGCATGCCCTTGTTGGAAACCTTAGAATTTATTCAAAAAACCCCACTGGCACAACCCCAAAAAACCCTGGAAGCCTATAAGGTTTTTATGGGCGAAGGTGCTAAGTTGTTTGCCCCAGTTGACCAATAAATCCCAATTTGCTATAATATAGGTATCGAAAGCAACAAAGGAGCCAGAAATGGGTACTCGCAGTCGTATTGGTGTGATGCATGGTGATGTGGTCAAAAGTGTTTACTGCCACTGGGATGGCTACCTGGAACACAATGGCCAGATTCTAAACAAGCATTATGACAGCGCCAAAGCCAATCAATTGGTAGCTCTGGGCGATCTGTCAAGCCTAGGCACTGTAATTGGCGAAAAGCGCCCTTTTAGCCCGCATGGCAGTGAAGAGGATCGCGTGGCCTATGAGGCTGCTAACGAAGCCGGCTGGTGCACCTTTTACGGTCGTGATCGTGGCGAAACTGGCACCGAGTGGCAAGTGGCTCACACCTTTGAGCAGTTTTATGATCAGTGTGAAGGCTGTGGTGCTGAGTATTACTACATCATGAAGGATGGTGTGTGGTATGTGGGCACTACCTACAGTGCTGGTGCCTTGGCCCGTGATCTGGTGCCCTTGGATGAAGCACTGGCAGCAGAAACTGCTACGGCGTAATGGGTTGACACAGACACAAAGGAGTATTCATGCTGACTATCAAAGAAGTGAATTCTGCTATCATGTTTGGCGACTTCTCTAACTCCGAGCTCAACAGCATTGTTGATGCTGTCAAGTATGCGCGAGCTAACTTGATCCGCACCAATCGGCGCAGTCTGCAGGTAGGCGATGCTGTGAAGTTTACCTCCAGTCGTCTTGGTCGCACAGTGTCCGGCACTGTGAGCAAGATCAAGCTCAAGTATGTGCTGGTTACCACTCCAGTGGGTATGTATAACGTGCCAGCCAACATGCTGGAGGCAGCATGAGTTTCCGGCAGTGGTTGCATGAAATGTGGCTGCAACACTGCGAGGAGTTTGAAGGTTGGTTCCACCGCCAACCTGACTATGACCTGAAAGATTATTTTCAACGTTATCGCTGGTGGCTCAAACGCGAATATCGGCATCAACAAGGAGACAACCGTGGGTCTTGATCAATATGCATACGTGGCTGCTCGTGCTGGTCAGCGCGAAGAGTGGTGGGACGGTGCCGAACTAGATCCCACCACTCGCGACTATGTCAACCCCAAAGTCACTAAGCCGCGTGAGCTGGCTTACTGGCGCAAGCATCCCAACCTGCAGGGCTGGATGGAGAGCCGGTGGAAAAAGAAAATGCACGATTCCAATCAGGAAATTCCCGAAAGTGAGTGGGGCAGCACCTTCAACGGCATTGAGCTTGAACTTGAAGCAGCTGACCTTGACGAGCTAGAGCTGGCGGTGAAAAAACGTAGGCTACCCCAAACGTCAGGTTTCTTTTTTGGCGATGACAGTGATCAGCGCTACTATGAACATGATCTTGAGTTCATCAAGAATGCTCGAGCCGAGCTGTTCATGGGTTTGAAAGTGTTCTATA